CCACAACTGACATACCAAAGTGGCACATCATCGAGTTGGAAAGCAGTAAGACACTCCCCACCACACCGTGGGCAGGGTTTTAGTTGATCGCTCATCTCACCGCCTCGATTGTCCGTATCGATCGATTCCACTTCTCGATTGCGCCGATGCGCGTTGAGCAGGTCACCATATGCCTGCACATCGCACTGGAGCATCGCGCCAGGTACATAATGCCGAGGCGCACGACTTCGACTTGCGCACCGCATTTGCACCGCACTGGCGTCGCTTCGTTCATCTCACCTGCTCCGCATCGAGTATCCCTTGCGCATCTTCAGGTCCAAACTTTCGCCACCAGTCCCTCAGCTCATCATACCGGTCCTCAACGCGCATTGCCTTCGTCTCGTCCATCATCGGCACTGAAGTGTCACCTGCTGCAATCGGCGCGAGATCATCACCACCTTCCCCCTCATACGCCTTCATCCCCATCGCCACGCGAGCCTCGTTCCTCGTCACCAGCCCTGCCTTGAACTTCATCACTTCCTTCTCGGCTATCTGCTTCTCATCAGCCTGAAGCGCCCACACATCGCTTGTGTCGAACTCCACCCACTCGCCATTCCGGTAGTCATACTCCGGCAACAACTGGTTAGTCAGTTCCGTTGCAAACAACTTCATCGTTGGAATGACAAACGTGTTCCACGCAGCCTCGAGCGCTGTCTTGTAATTCGAGTATGTCGCGTGCGTGTCGAAGTTGAAACCAAGCACGAGGCCAGGTATGCCAAGCACTGCGCACACTCGCTCTTCGGGTATCGTGTGCGATTCTTTCAAGGCCATCTGCTGTGGCGTGAAGCCAACGTGCGCAAGTTCCATTGGCGCTGAAAACACTGCCGGCGTGCCGGCATTGGATCCTGTCGTTGATGCCATCAGCGATTCCTTCACCTTCGCCTGATCAATCGTGTAGACAGCATCAGCATTCGGCTTCGGCCAGAGGAAATAAGGCGGAATGCCGCCTTTGCCCAGGACGTTCTTCGAGTAGTACATCGCAGCTTCATCGCTCATCACCTCGTCAATGAGCGCACGCACTGGCGCGAGGCCATACCGATGATTGCGCGGATCGAGCCCATATCGAAAGTGGATGATGTCGCTCTTCTCGATGACATACGATTCGTTGTCACGCCGCACCACGTAATTCGAAATGAATTCGCTTCCGTCTTCCGGCCACTCAGCACTCACCTCGTTTGAATCCAGCAGCCAGAGCTCACGCACACGTCCGAGCTTGTCGCGCTTCTTGAGCACGTAGACATTGCCATTCGTGAGCCAGTAGAACGCAAACGCCTTCATCATCGTTGCGCCGGAGTAGTACGGATTCGGCTGCTCCCAAATCTTCTGCAGCGGATGATTGCGCACCGGCACCCACTCATCCTGGTTCGCTTTGTCTTCGCGCAGCACTCGCACCAGCGGCTCAGCAAACACAGTTCCCGCCCAGTTCACCGCGGCCATAATCAGCGATGACTGCGTGAGATCGAGCGATGCGCCGAGTGGCACGGCAGTCGATTGCGAAGGCCAGTCCGGCCAGAACACCTGTGCTGCGACAAACTCACGCGCTGGCCGTGGATACACCGCGATCGACGAGCCGCCGTAAGGGATGAGTTCCTTTGCCGGCCCTTTGCGAACGAACGATGTAACGCGCTCAAGTAGATTTGCCATGTGCTACACCACCGTGATTTCAACTTGCCGTTTCGAAAGCATCAAGTCAGTGAAGCCGTGAACCATTGCATCAAGCCTGTTCGGTGACTCACCGCCTGGCTCCCAGCTGCACAGCTCATCTTCGAGTTCAGGAAAGCATCCTACGTGATGCACGCGGTGCTGTTCGTAAAGCGCGCTCACCGGCTCCGCCCGCGTGAACTTGCCACGCGACGCATGCACGCCGCGATAGCTTACGCTTGCATCAATCGACGCGATTGTCTGGCGCACCATCTCGCCGCCCTGATTCGTTTCAGCAACAAGGCGATCAGCGCTGTACTTGTGATAAGCACTGACCGCCTGCATTGCCCAGGCGTGGGGCGAACCCTGCATGCTCAAATCGTCAAGCAAATAACCGTGACCGTCAGCGCCGAGCCCTTGCACTGTGATACCACATGCATTCCCCGTCGTTGTTGCTGACGGATCGACACTGACGATCACGCGTACCAGTTCCGGATACTTCACCACTCGCGTTGATTCAATCCATTCGCGTTTCCAGAGCGCGCCTTCAACATCCTCGAGCAACTCACCACCCAACTCCTGTCTGCCAATTCTTGTTCCCGCGTATAGCCTGTACAGTTCACTTCGCACATCTTCGTGCAGGTGCGGATTGTCTGCCGTGGTCGCTCGCGTGACCACCGTGTTCGGATCGGCAAGCAATTCCTTCAGCACCTTGCGCGGCGCCGGCGTAGTTGAAACCACAACGTGCGGTCGTGCGCCTAATCGCAAACCAAGTCGCATATTCGGCCAGCACTCATCGAGCGCGCGAGCTGCGGCGAGTTCTTCGAACCACGCGAGATGATGCTGAGGACCTCGTAAGCGTTCGACATCTGCCGGCGTATGCGCGCCGAATAACATTGCCCGCGAACCATTCGGCCAGGTGAGTTCACCCCACGATCTGTTGAACCGAATCCCCCGGTTAAACGCGAGCAATCCTGTTTCGCCTTCAACGCACGTCTTGCGTGCATCGCCCAAAGTAGGGGCAACGATGGCAATGCGAACCTGTGCGTGCTTTGTTGCGTAGTCGTTCACGTAATGCGCAGCGGCAAATGTCTTGCCACCACCGCGACCTGACATGAGAATCCAGTGAAGCCACAAGCCTATTGGCGCAATCTGATGTGCCAGCAGTTTGATTACTGGTGTTTCGCGTTGACGCCTTCTTCGCTCGAGTTCAACTCGTGCTTTCAACGGCAGCGAGAGATTCAAGTTCTTCGTCAGTGAGTGCCTGAACATTCACGTCCTCGATGTGCACATGGTGATGCTCACGCCAGTTGCGCCGGCACTTGAGATAGAAAATCTGTGCAGTAGTGTTGCCTTCGATTGCGGATTGAATGAGTGCGTTTTCAACAGCATCGCCAGTAGCTTCACGCGCATCACGAAGTGCCTTTGTTGCGACAGGTGATTTCTGAATGCGTTCTGCAATCGTTGACCAGTCGCGATTACAGGCACGTGCAACTGCGGCGATGTTGCCGCCAGTCTCTTTGATGAGTTCCACAATTCGTTCAATGCGTACAGCCATTTTTGATAATCAGGGTTTTCAGGGTCGCCGTTCAAACCGCTCTTCCATTGCGATGCGATATGCATCAAACGCACGGCCTTCGACTGGACACAAGTTCGTCACGCCTTCTTCGTCGAGATAGCGCGCAATGCACTGACCGCTTGAATCGTAGATCATCGTCATCGCCTGGATGATATCCGGTTCGCCAAAAATCACATAGGCGCGTGCGTTCGGATACGGACTCGCGCGTTCGAGATCACGCGCTTGTTGGCAAAGCGAAACGTACCTTCCGACTTCGAGCCACGGTTTGATTTCGAAGTATGCAATCCAGTCAGGAATAAAAAAATCCGGCAGGTATGGTTTGCCGGCAAGCACAAAACCTTCCGGTTCGTATTGCCAGTGTACTTGCAGGTTTTGAAAAAACACCGCCCAGCGCGCTTCGAGTCTTGACCTGAAATGCCGATTCAACCATCGCGTCTGAATGGCGGTGCCTCTCGGCGTTTCGATTGGTTCAGCAACAGGTTTGCGAACCGCTCGCGGATTTTCCACTGAACGCGAGTCCGCCTCGTGGCAGTTCCTGTTCCATCCAGTCAGGTTCGGTTCGCAAAATTTATTCATAGCGTTGGACTGCGTTTATTCCACACGCGAATTACTTCAGCGCGTGATTTAAATTCAGGCGTGCAGATGCCGCAATCGGCATTCGTGCAGCGAATCCAGAAGTGACTAGGCGTGTCATCAAGCGAGACGGTAATGCATTCGGCAAGCTTGCCGCAATGCGCACACCGCTTGATTTCAAATTCGTGCTTCACAGCGCGAATGTCCTGCCAGCGAGAGCGAATGAGAGTGCGAATGCACCTGCAGCAAAAAGCATCTTGCCGAGTTCCTGGAGTTTAGGATTTGCCGCGAACACATAGACGGCAGCACCAGCGAGCATAAACACAATCGGAAATATCGCAGTGATCATTTCGATTCTCCTTTGAGCTTTGCCTTGAGAATGCGAAGCAAGTCACGCGCGCGTTTGACATCCGCCGTGTGCCTTGCGTGAACCAGAATGCCGTCGATGACCTCGATGAGTTCACCGACGCTTAGCTTGCTGTAATCGAAATCCATCGGCCAAACTCATCGCGCTGCCAGTGCGGTTCGCGAAAAGGAAACTCAGAGCGCATCGAAAGTGGAGCGTAAGCACAGGAGCAAGCACGAGCGTGAGAATTGAGTGCGCCAGACTCACTTGGAATTAACAGCGTCTGCCATCCGGTATTCTCGCAGTAATAACACGGCCTGCCGTTTTGCGATTGCAGCGAAGGATGACCGCGAGAAGTTTCGTTGAGGCGGATGGATTCATAGGCGTGAAGCAGCTCGGCGGGTTGAAGCAAACCCTTGACCTGGCGTTCACGCATTGCCTTGTCGTTGCACGCCTGGAGCCGATGCGCAGGAATAGTGCCGAGGATGCGCATCCAATCGCGAATCTCTTCGGCAAGCGCGCCATCACCGAGTGCGCCAATGCCTGCACGCCTGCGAGCTGCGCTAATTATCGCGGCCAAGATTTGCGACGACTCTGGCGATTTGTTCACTTGATCCTCCATCATCGTTCACCTCCGCTTTCTCAGAATTCAGCCAGCTCAGGATTTCGCGCTTAGTCGGATCGCGTCCAAGCCAAGTCCTGCGCTTAGCCGCCACCTTGCGAATATCCTTCCGACTGGCATAAAGCGGGTCCGCTTCGATCTCCTGAACGATCGACTCTAATTTTCGAGAGAAAGAGAGAGAGGCGTGCAATGCGTGCATTTCACGCTCCCTCTCTACTGCTTCTGTTACTGTTACCGTTACTGCTACTGCTCCCGGCGGACTAGCATCTTTTAATGTAGTGCCAAGCACATCCTTGGCACGTGCGTGCACGTGCAATGCAGGTGCAGGTATATTCGAGGCAGGTTCTCGAACGTTCGGATGCTGGTGTTTTGTAAACGATCTGATCTGGATGTAGCGTTTTCCGTTACATTCGTAACGCTCGATAAAGTTAGCCTCCGCAAGCATTTCGAGGAGTTCGACAATATCGCCTCGGCCAAAAGGGAACACTCGTGCTTTTATTACACGCGGTTTGTCCTCAAGGCGACCTTCACGGTCAGCAGCCATCCAGAGAGCGATGAAAAGTAGCTGAGCATCCGAAGGGAGTTCGGCTAGCTCTTCATCGAAGAAGAAATCAGGCTTAATGATCCTGGCACGTGGCATAACTTCGTTTTTCAAGGTGCGGTGGGGGATGACTTGATTACTCCCAGGAGCGGAGAGCCATAATCCGGGCAATGCGCATTAACCTGCGCCACATCCAATCCGGTATCGTGCGTTCAACCCCAAATGACATGCAGATCAACAATCGCGCTTCCCTATGCAATTGCTCAAGTCGGGCGTTCATATAGCCTCGAACAGATTGAATTGCTTCGATGTTGCTTTCAGGTTCGCCAC